CCAAACAGAAGTGCAATTTCTTCACGCTGGAAAGATCTTTGCTCAAGAAACTGGGCGTCAGTGGCTGAGACAGGTAGCGTTGTCGCTTTCATTCCGTCACGCAGCAGTCCGGCTCTTCCGCTCGCCTCTACACCAGCATGTTTCTTGTTGAAGTTGTCTAAAAACTCTTGGCTGTCTTTGGCAGATCTAAACATGCCCACAGGGGCCTCGAGCAGCAGGCTCGGTCTGCCTGAATTGGCTAACGTAGTCGCTGCTGCTTCCTGACCAGCTTGAGCTAGTCCGAAAACATCTTTTGCTATCTCAACAACATGCATCCCCCAAACACCATTCATCGATGTGTTCATAATGTGAAGCACGTCACGGTCAGGTATCTTGTAATACTCGCCTTGGCGTAATTTAATAGGCAGCGTGTTTTGCGTTGTGCCTTCATGAGCTGTAACAAGATGCCACTTTTCGCCGTCTACAAGCATTGTCTGGCAGTTCTCGGGAAGAATAGGGATTAGCTCTACGGGCGTTCCGAGATTGTTCCTTGCAATGTATGCTCGGCCGTTTCCGCTGATCAAAGCGTGAACCATCATGATCTCACGCAAAGTAAAAGCAGTCATCGCCTGGTTTGGAGTGTTGTTTAGCAGACGGTACGCTGGATTTTGATTTTTTAATTCACGCTGGCCGTCACCAAGTTGTTCATAAACATTAAAAGGCAGCTGGCTAATGTGACCGGAAATCTTGTTGACCGCGTAGATAACCGCGGCCAGACCTAACGCGGTTTTTGTATTGACCTTAATCCCTGTCTTGGATTTTTCGCCGTTAAAAAACTCGACTAGCCAGCTCGCCGGATTGCGTTGGTTTGTAAAAGCCCAAAATGATTTTGCGTTTTTCATTTTCTACCTCAAGTAATAAAAACTTGGCCATCTCCGCGACCGGGGGCCACCATTGCCCTGCGGTACGCCATTAGCATGGCCACAAGTGGATCAATTTTTGAAGAGCTGTTAGCTTTGTCGAGCATCCACCGGTCTTGCCGGTCTCGCACTGCAACAGCGTTTGACAAGCACCATCGAAGCAACGGGCTGCCGTCGTGCTTGAACCTTCCATCGGCCATTGCTTGCCGAAAGTCAGAAATTGGCTCGTTGAAGTGAGCAGTCGTTTGCGCCATGGTTGCTATGACAACGCCTTGCTGGCTGACCTGTTCACCAAACTGCTGAGCTTGGTATGGGTCTATTGCACAATCAATGCAATAGTTTTCCCAGTAGTCGTCAATAAAGTCTGCTTGCAAATCAGTGATTGGCGATTCCGTTACCTTGATCAATCCTTTCGCGACCCAGTCAACGAAAGGCATTGAGGTTAGGTCTCGCCTCGTGTTCTTCGCAATGTAAGCACACGTTTTCGCTTCATATCTGTAAATCGGCGTGTCATCGGAGTTGTATTCGCCCGTTCGAAACCTTGCGACTATCGAGTAAGCAGCAAGGTCATCGCGCCCACCAAGGTCAATTCCAGCAGCAGCAACATCAGCCTGCTTCCAGTCACTAAGCTCACCACAGCACTTGTCAAAGTCCTCAAGTGAAAAGATTCTTTCGGTTGACGAAACCAAGACATTGGCGTGATATCTTTTAAATCGATTAAGTGCAGTAGTCGATGTCTTACAAGGCTTACTTTGCGCTCGCAAGAAATCCTTTGTAATTGAAACACCTAAGTTGGGATTTGCTTTGATCCAATTGTCTTCGTCGAGCGGATCGTCATCTTCGTCAAGCTCGTAAATTATCGGAAGGAGCGACTCCTCATTTACCGTTTGCTCTAAAACGTTTTTACAAAACCGAATTTGCTCGAGCCAGATGTGTGACTGGTCATCTCCTGCTGTTGTGGTTGTCATTAGCAACGGCTGCACTCGCGAGCCGCTACCAGTTACCATGGTGTTGTAAAACTTTCTATGTGGATTCGAGAAAGCATGCGTTTCGTCCAGCGAAACCATTTGCGGATTGAGTCCATCGTAAGGCCTGTCCGATCCCACACACTGGATGTTTCCGCCGTTGTGGTTAAATGTAATTATTTTGTTCGCAACAGTGCTTGAGTCTTTAAGCAACTTGCTTTGATGCCGCATACGCAAGCACTCAGCGAAAATTACTTTCTCAGCCTGCTCTTTTTTTGTGGCAGCTAAAATTATTTGACTTCTTGACTCTGGGTCGCCGCTAATAGGGTTGAAATCAATCGCCCCCATGTACATAGCGATGCCAGCAGCCAAAGTTGACTTACCGTTTTTTCTTGCGACAGTAAAAAAAGATTGGCGAAACCTTCGTCCACGTCCATCGTCACGCTGCCAACCAAAAAGAGATGCGAGAAAAAAAGCTTGCCAGTCCTCCAGCTCAAACTTTTGACCGGCGTGTTCACCAATTGAATGCTTGAGGGCCGCCGGAAAAAACTTACAAATGCCCTCCGCAATTGTTTCGTCGAAATAGTAAGGGAACTTGTCGGTGCTTTGGCGGCATAGGTCACGCCGATGGCGTTCGACGGCTAGACGCATGTACTTTCCGACAGTAATGTCGTGATTCTCTACACGCTCGATGTACCGCTGCCACGGGTGCATGATCACTCCCTCTTGAGAGATTTGATCAAGCTCAACATGTCCTGCTCATCATCTTTGTTTTCATCCGCTACACCTGCAACGGAAAGTCTTGCCCGGGAGCTTGGTGACAGGCCCAGTTCTGGAAGTAGCTTTGTGTGCTGCGATGCTAGCTTAAAATATGCTGTCGATTGAGGAGATGTTTTTCCCGAATCGTCCTCATGGCCATGTTTCTGTATGTGTTCAGCGCATTTGACCCACTCGGCATATGTCAGAACATAATGGGTCAAAAGGTGCGTGTCTGTTCGAGAAAGTATTCCAGAATCCCGCAAAACATCGCATGTTTCCTCCCAAACTTGCTTTGCTATTGCATCGTTCTTTATAACTTTAGGCATGGAGGGAACCGAGCGATCCGCCTTTATTACAGAATTAGGGCGTCTCTGCGGGTCATTCCTAAATGCGCCTGAAGCTTCTTGAACTTCGACAGCTCGGGGTTTGCGTCCTCTCATAAACAAATTTTAAGACGTCACAAACGAAAAAGGAGAGATTTATGCCGTTTGAAATACCTCAACAGATCCTCGACCTCAATCCACGATGCGTCCCAATCAAGGTCGGGCGGAAATCTCCAGCAATATTTAACTGGCCTAACACGTCTGAAAGGGCAAGTGATATCGCAAAGATGTCTGGCCATCCCGACTATGACAAATACGGGATTGTTTTAGACGAAGACATGCTCGTCGTTGACGTCGATATGCATGATGATAACAAAAATGGTTACGCATCGGTCGCAGAACTGCTGAGAGTGTATGGAATAGACTTAAAAAGGGATTGCAATCTTCTGGTGGAGAGTCCTTCGGGCGGTTGCCATATGTATTTTAAGAACGACGACGCAATCGAGCTGCCTAAAAGCACGAAGGACTTTCCCGGCATTGATTTCCTCGGAAAAGGGTGTCAGGTCATTGGCCCCGGGTCATTCCACACAGAAAACCCGGGCGTTTATAAAATCGTGAAGCATGAGGGCAAGCTGAGCAATCTTCCCAGAGGTATGCGGCAGATCGCAAGTTCGAGACACGAAGCGTCATACCCATCTCAGGTTTCTGACTCGCCACTTGACGACTTCAACACCTCGAGTCGAGGTTTGAGCATCATTAAGGCTGAACTTGACGCTCAAGGGTATATCGTGCGGCCTTCCAACGCTGCCGACCAATATGAGTTTACTAGGCCTGGAAAAAAGACTTCTAGCTATGCCATTTCAGGGAACTTAAATGTCAAGCAATCTAAAGATGGTCGAATACTGTTGAAAAACTGGTCAACAAACGACCCGAACAATCTGCCCACAGAAGAAGCGATTAATCTCGGCGAAGCGTTTATGTACCTTCGCAAATTGAGCAGCAGGTCTGAGCTAATAAAAACCCTAGTTGAAATGGGGTTTGGAACTGATACCCGTTTATCAAGTGATCAGGTCGATGAAATTATACGCAGCATGAGTAATAAAACTCAGGGTGATGATTTAGAAAAAAGCTGTCCGACACAAACGTTAAGCCAGCTAAAGAAATCAGCGCCACAGCGAAGACCTTATGTGATCCATGGCTTGTTGAGGCGAGGTGAGACAATGAACCTTATAGCAGCACCTAAAACCGGAAAGTCATGGTTTGTTTACAACCTCGCAGCAAAGTTGGCGACTGGCGGCGACTTTCTTGGTTGGACTTCCCCGCACAACCTCAAGTGCATGATCGTAGATAACGAACTGCACCCCGAAGAGCTAGCATTCCGCGTTGGGAGTGTGCAAGATGCCATGGGACTCGACTTCGGTGACGACCTGCATTTTACTTGCTTGAGAGGGACTGGAGTCACAGTAAATTATCTCGAACAAAAACTAGATGCAGCGAATGCATCCAGATTTGATGTTATAATTTTAGATGCATTGTACCGGTTTATACCCGCCGGAACCTCTGAAAACGATAACGCTCAGATGATGCTTATCTATAACACCATCGACAGAATTGCGAGGACTTTCGACTGCTCAGTCATCTGCGTACATCACAGCTCAAAGGGCAACCAAAGCGAAAAGCAGGTCAGCGATGTGGGAGCGGGCGCTGGGGCTATTTCTCGAGCAGCTGACACCCAAGTCGTCCTCTTTCCTCACGACACTGACGGTTTAGTATGCGTCGAAGCCATCACTAGATCGAGCGAAACACCAAAGCCAAGAAGTGCAAGGCTAGAGCAGTTTTTATGGAATCTTAGCGAGGAAGATGCAGTACGCAAAAGTGAGAACGAGCCAAAGCAAGACAAGAAAAAGCAAAAGACTGTCCTCAATCAAATGAAAAGAGTCGCAAGAGCTAAAAAAGTTGGCGAGTTCCTGCAAAACAGCTCAGTCATCAGACCCGAAGATGCACAGGCTGTTTTAGGTGAAAGCAAGTCTGTGTTGCGAACTTTATTGAGAGATCACTTGGCGCCATCGAACATTGTCGAGTTCAAAAACTACTTCTACCAAAGAACAGAAGACTGGCAAGAAAGGCTGCACGAGTTTTTGATCGATCCCTCAACACCAAACGAGCGTGAAAGTTAGTGTCAATGCTGATGTTAAACTATCACCGCCTTTAGCTTTTTGCCTTACCGCTTTAAAAGCTAAGCAAAGCAAGCGTGATAGTTTACAGCGTCAGTTTCATTTTTCAGGGACAAAATTTTTCGCATGGAAGATTTTTTTGACGAGCAGCCTTTTGATCCCGATGGATATTACAATGATCCTTCAATTGAAGAGCTTTTGCTGAATTTTGAAATAAACAAAAAGCCAAAGAAACCTCATCGGTACTCGCACGAGGCAAAAGCAACCGATGACAAAACTGTCGATGAGAGGATACAGAAAAACTACAGCGGCAGAATTAAACGAACGGGTGGCTACAGGAGCAGAAGGGCAAAGCTTCGCTGTTTCTGCAACCTTTGCAATGTAGATTTTTTGCAAACCGCCGAAAGCCTTTTTAGGAGTGCATACACTCGCTGTAAATGCACGAGAAAACAGCAGTTCCCTTCCATACAGGCAAAGAAATGATAGACAGGCTGTGGAAGTTTACTGCTTTAATAATAGACCCCGAAACAAGAAGCAGTCAGGTTGTTTCTAGGTTATACCGCAGAGAATCTTGCAAAGAGCTTGAAATTGACGTCGAAGGGATGCAGCTCAAAAAGTTTGCCACTAATACCATCGATGACTTAGACGGCGCTGAAGAGGCGTACTGCATCAGGATTGAAAAGAAAGACGCGGACGTTCTTCTCGATCAATATTTGTTAATCAATAACACCGAAGGCTATGACTTTTCGCCGGAAATAGAGTTTTTGACTGCTGCTTTTAAAAATAGTGGAACCGAGGACGTCATTTTGATAATCTGCCTAGTGTTTAACGATGAAGACTAAGTTTAAGGGAGAGAACAATGTTGATTGATGTTATAGAGGGTGATGGTGAGGAAAGTAAAATAATTGACCTCTCCGATGGCGAGCAAGCAGCCGAAGAACTCGGTGACGATTTGATAACACTCCTGCTCGCGATGCAAATGGGAGGCGTTTCAGTTATTGGCGACAAAGTTTTCATGCCTATTTTTCCAAACAAAAATGAAAAACAAAACAAGCCCGAGTCACTACAAGTTCCCGAACAGCGTTCAGGTGATTGATATTACGCAGCACTTGGATTTTCTTTGCGGGAACGTCGTAAAATATGCTGCGAGAGCTGGCCGAAAACCAGGCGAATCAAGACTCGACGACTTGTCGAAGGCTCGGTGGTATATTGATTTAGCGATAGAAAACGCAAAGCGGGAATCGAAAAATTGAAAGATGTGCCATTCGGCGTCCTCGGGCCTCGAGCTTTTGTTTTACAAGGTACTGACGAGTACTACGACGAAAAACTAGGTCGCTGGCTTGCAGTTCCGGCAGCAAGCATCGGTAAATGGTCGGACGAGTGCTTTCCCGCTGGCGTAAGCTTCAGGGGCTATTTGATACGCCTTTCCGATGCAGTTCACCATTCGCGTTTCGTCGCGACCTACGGAAGACCCAAACCACCAAGGCTATTTAATGAGACAAAGGGATAGGATTCTTATGTGGTCACAGAGAGACCTCGAAACATCCATTACTTCGCTGTGCAGAGACCTAAATGACCATGTTGAGATGGTAGAGAAGACCACCAACAGCGACATGCACGACATAAAAAAACAAGTCAGTCATGCACGCTACGAGCTGATGACTGTTGCTAAAAAGATCGAAACTAAAATAGACAAAGGGTAAAAATGCCAATCACAATTAACAGAGGAACAGCAGCTTTTAGTGTTTCTAGCGACATCGCAAGTGGAACAGGCGCTACGCACCTGTATAGCAAGTCATTTGATAATGACCTAAAGGATTCCAGCGGTAATTACATTTTTGACCGCAGCTTTGCTTTGGAAGATTACTCGCTTACAACGTCAGCTGGCAACCTTGACATTGACCTTTACGATTTAGGGTCGAATATTGATTTGGGTGCGGGAGCTGGCGAGGATGCTTTAGGATTAACCCATGCCAACGCCAAGATTCACTTGCTTGCGATCCAAAACAAAGAGATCACAAGCGGCGGAACTCTTCGCGTTGATACAAACGTTACGAATGCATGGACGGGAATTTTGCCTGCATCATCCACGCTAGACATTCCACAAGGCGGGTTCTTGGTTGTTCAATTTGGCGAATCAGGATCAACAGTGACCGACGCCTCTTCTCACATGCTGCGACTTTCCGCACAGACAAACAACTGCGAAATCAACTTCGTATTCTTCTCCTCGCAAAGCTAGATAGCACTTTCTGTCAACAGAGCCGGTAGCTTTTGCTATCGGCTTTTTTTATGCGTATGGCTGAAAGACAAGCGTTGCTCAATGTGAGACAAGCTCAGCGGTCAATTTTTGTCAAAACTGCCTATCTAATCGCAATACCCCTCTAATGGGTATTTGTCTCGCTCTGTCTCACTATGCGATAGACGTAACTCGTTACGCATACGCCACTTACGGGTATCATATTGAGATTGCTCAATTTTGCGGAAAAACTTGCAATGA